GGAGTCAATCCAACTTCAGGTCAGTATAAAATTTTAGACGACATAAGTTCAGGATTTAATGGATCAACAACAACCTTCAATCTAACATCAGGTGGTTCAGCAGTTCTGCCTCAAACAGATGCTAACGCAATCATTTCTATCTCAGGTGTTGTGCAATACACATCTGATTACACGATTAGTGGATCACAGATAACTTTTAGTTCTGCTCCTCTATCAACAGATAACTTTAGTGGTAGAGTGTTAGGTGACAGTAGAGATATCGGTACACCAACTGACGGAACAGTATCATCATCAAGTCTAGCCTCTACATTCTTTATGACTAACGGACAAACCTTTAACAATGTGTCTATTGCTTCTGGCAAAAATGCGATGGCTGTAGGCTCTATTTCAATATCAGGTACATTAACAGTACCATCAGGGAGTACATTTGTAATATTATGAGTACATTAGAAGTAAATACAATAACCCCACAATCAGGAACAACAGTTACGATTGGTGGTAGTGGACAAACAGTGTCACTAGGCAGTGGTGCTACACAGAGTGGATTTGGTGGAACTAATACACCATATTTTCATGCTTATAGAAGTGATGCTTGGAATTCAGTACCTAATAGCACTTGGGCAAAAGTTCCATTAAATGCAGAAGTATTTGATAGTGCTAATGCATTTGATACAAGTAATTATAGGTTTACAGCTCAAACTTCAGGTAAATATTTTATATATGGTTCGTTTCAACAAACAGTAAGCATACAAGGAATTTATACTGCTATTTATAAAAATGGCTCAAGAGTTTATTACACACAAATAGACGGAACTTTTGGTGGAATAGGTAGAGTGTCTGGATTAATAGAATTAAATGGCTCAAGTGATTATGTAGAACTTTATGTATTTTTAGATGGCACAGCAGGTGCAACTATGGCTCAAGACGCGTGTTTTTTAGGTGGATATAGGATAATAGAATGAGCATATTAAAAACAAATCAAATAACTGACTTAGGGGGTAATGAACTCCTAACCAGTAATGGTAGTGGTGTAATCTCTAGTGGTGGTGCTATTACTAATACTCCAGCTTTTAGAGCATACGCAAATGGAGATCAAAATGTTTCAGATAATACAGAAACAAAAGTTTCAATTAATGCAGAAGATTTTGATACCAATGCAAATTTTGACTCCACAACAAACTATAGATTTACCCCAACTGTTGCGGGTAAATATTTTGTTTTTGCTCAACTTCATTTTGCTAATTCCTCATCAGAAGAAATACACAAGACCTTAGCCACTATTAAAAAAAATGGAAGTCAGCTTATTAAAAATACTGTTGATCCTCATAACGGAAGTAAAGCAAATGTAACAGCAAATTATTTAGCAACTACAGTAGATATGAATGGCTCGTCAGATTATTTAGAACTATTTGGTCAAATAGATGTAGGCAGTGGTACACCTTTATTTAGTGGTGGATCTTCTAAAACTTGGTTTGGAGCATATAGGATTATAGGAGCATAACATGACATCAATTATAAAAGTAAACACAATACAAGATGTAGGTGGAAACAACCTATTAATATCTAATGGATCAGGAAGTATTACTACTAACAATATAGGTGGTCAGAATACTCCAGCTTTTGAAGCTAGTAAAAGTGCTGATGTTGCAGTTGGCTCAGGTGTAACTTTAAAAATAGCTGCCAATACTGAAAAATTTGATATAGGTGGTTGTTATGACAACTCAACTAATTATAGATTTACACCCAATGTAGCTGGTAAATATTATTGTTATGGTAGTTTTGCTTATAATGTCAATAACGCAGAACTAAGGATTACTGGTGAATTAAGAAAAAATGGATCATCTACTCATGCCTCTTCAACTTTAACAAGTGCTAACGGAGCTGGTTATGAAGATGTTATTGGATATACTGGGGGAATTGTAGAATTTAATGGCAGTTCTGATTACTTAGAATTTTACACTTTTCACAACTCAGGTAATAGTAGAGATCTTAGAGGAAGTAGCACTAGAACATTTTTTGGTGCATATAAATTAATAGGAGCATAGCATGGCAATAACTAGATTAAACAACAACTCATTAACATCAATTACAGCTTTGCCTAGTGCTGTACAATCTCCAATAGAATTATTACAAACAAAAACTGTATCAAGTGCAGTTTCATCAATAGATTTTGCAAATGGTGTAGATGGTTTAGTTTTTGATAGTACATATAATACTTATGAGATTATAATTAGTGATGTAAATATTAGTAGTGCTGGTCAAGACTTACTATTACGCATATCAGATGATGCTGGAAGTTCTTTTAAATCAAGTAGTTATAGAAGTGTATCAACAAGAGCTGGATATAATGGCTCAAGTTCAAGTGTCGATACTTTAAACACAGGAACATCTCATAAAGTTTTAGAAAACCTTGACTCAACTGCTACTGAAACTGGCTTTGCAAGAATTTTTATAGATAAACCTAGTGTATCTAATTATCAAATAATACAATCACATGGAAGTAATAGAGATAACACCACAACTGCTTATGTGTTTGATATTAACACATCAACTTTTTATAATGCTTCAATAGTGTGTAATGGATTTCAATTTGTTTGTGGTTCTGGAAATATAGAACAAGCTACAGTTAGAGTTTATGGAATTAAATAGGAGGATAGATGAGTAAGACAACAGTAGCATCAACAGGTATAGATTTAAGTGACACATTTGCATTTACAGGCACAGTTAGTGGTGCCTCTGGAATGGATTTTATTCAACAATATACTTGGACAGGTGTTGATAATCTTCAAATAGCAAGGACTTTTAGTGATTATGAAGTTTACAAGTTATTTTTCTATGATGTTCAGTTTACACAAGATGATGTTAATTTAAATTTTGATGTAAGTGCTGATGGTGGTTCTACCTATGCAGCATATAATAAAAGAACAGCTGGTCTAAAAAATAATAGAGGTGCTGGAGATGACAACTTTAGTAGCACCTTGTATGGTGCAACTGGTACATCTGCTCAGCCTATTGCTTATAACTGTGGTGGTAATGATAGTGCTGAAACAACAAATATTGAGATGACTTTTTATAATCTCAACCATGCTAATAGATATACTAATATATTTTTTAATAACTCTTTTTCAAGAACAGGAAATTACAGTGAATTAGGATTAGTCCACATGATGGTATTACAAGATGTCGCTTTAAATGCTTTGAAATGGACAATATCTGGCAGTGGCAATTTTAGTGGCTCAGCAGAACTATATGGAGTGAAAAAAACATAATGCCTAGGTATAAAAATATAAATGGTGTAAAAATTCAATACACCGCAGAAGAAGAAACAGCAAGAGACTTAGAGATAAAAGCATGGGAAGATGCTGCTAAAGATAGAAAACTTGAGAGAATAAAACAAATTAGAAGTATAAAATTACAAGAAACAGATTACATGGCAAACTCTGATTACACTATGCCTGACGATGTAAAAACATGGAGACAAGCCATGAGAGATATACCTGCTAATTATACAACTGAAACAGAATATGATAAATTATTAGCAACAGATGAAAATGGAAATTTAACACATAGTGTTTGGAGTAAATAATGGCATACATAGGACAATCAATTAAAAACGGAACCTTCTCTGTCTTAGACACAAGTGGTAATACTTACAATGGTTCTAACACAACATTTAGTTTAGGAACACAAGTTGGTTCTGCAGCACAACTATTAGTATCTCATGATGGTGTTATACAAAAACCTGGAACAGACTATACACTAGCTACAGGCGGAACACAGATTACATTTACTACAGCACCTGCAAGTGGAGCATCAATATTTATTGTAGAAATATCTGGTGCAGTGGGTGGACCAATAAACTCAGATTTAAATGGTAATGAATTAGTATTGGATGTCGATGGTGATACATCTATAACTGCTGACACTGATGACCAGATAGATATTAAGATAGGTGGTGCGGATGATTTTCAGTTTACTGCTAATACTTTTACAGCACAATCAGGTAGCACAATAACCACTCCAACTTTAGGTGTTGGTAATACAAAAGATTTAGGTTCAGGAATACATGTTAAAACTGCAGATAGTGGAGCAGATGTTCATGCTGATAATGACGAACTAATATTAGAAGGTAGTGGTTCTTCAGGTCTTGCAATACTATCTGGAACATCAGGCAATGGTAGTGTTGTTTTTGGAGATAGTGGAGGAACTGACAGAGGTGCCGTAAGATATTTACACGCAAGTGATGCCTTACGATTTGATGGGAATGGCTCTGAGCGTGCTCGTATTGATAGTTCTGGTGATTTGTTTGTAGGAAAAACAGTTTTAGATATAGGCACAGCAGGGTCTGCGGTTAGAGCTGTAGGAGAATTATATATTACTAGAAACGCACAAAATGTGGGTTTGTTTAATAGACTTACTGATGATGGTCAAATATTTGGATTTTTAGGACAAAATAATACAGAGGGTACTATTCTCGTTAGTGGTAGCACAGTGTCTTACAATGGTTTTACAGGAAGTCACTGGTCAAGATTAGCAGATAATTCTAAACCAACTATTCTTCGTGGTACAATTATGGAATCTCTTGATGAGATGTGTGATTGGTATCAAGCAGTAGCAGATGTTGCAGAGTCTACAGACGCAGAAGGTAATGTGATACCTGCTTATCAGGTTAAAGAGTATATAAATTTAGGCAGTAAAAGTGTAGGTGACGACATTACATTTACATCTAATGGTGTAGAATACACAGGTAAAATTGAAAAAGAAGGTGATGTCAAACACTCAAAAGCTAAAGTGTCTGATACATCTGAATCAAAAGCAGTATATGGCTTGTTTGTAACTTGGGATAATGATGACACCAATTATAATGATATGATGGTTGCTCAAACAGGTACGTTTGTAATTAGAATACATAAAGATGAAACAGTTGCTAAAGGTGACTTAATACAATCAAAAGGAGACGGCACAGGTAAAGTACAAGCTGATGATATTATGAGAGCGTCAACTGTCGCTAAAGTTTTATCTACAACAAAGATAGAAACATACTCAGACGGAAGTTATATCGTACCTTGTAGCCTGCACTGCTAAAAAACAATGTTCGGCATATCCTCTTTTGCTGAATTTGCTTTCGGTGAATCTACTCATCAACCGGTAAATCTAGAGGGTATTCAAGCTACAATAAGCTTAGGAGATATTACCGCTGCTAGAGCTGACGCTGACGTTAGTGTATCAACTAATGTAAATAACATATCTATTGGTGATCTAACATTCGTTGGAACAGCCAACGTCACTCTCAGTGGCAACGCACTTACATCAAGCCTTGGTTCTATGACACCAAAGGCGGCTGCGGACGTGACTGTCACCACTAATTTAGCAGGAACTGTAGGAGTAGGATCTGTAACTATAGTGGCTAAAGCAGTAGAGGTCTTAGGCACCAACCTATTGACATCCTCTGTCAACGGACCAGGTGTCGTGACTTGGAATGATATAGACGTAAACGCAAGTCAAACATGGACAAATATAGAAACATAATATAAATTTGGAGGCAATATGGCATCAACATTTTCTACATCGCAAAAATTTGAATTAATTGCTACGGGTGAAAAAGCAGGTCTATGGGGATCTACAACCAACACTAATCTAGAATTAGTAGAGGAAGCTGTAGGTGGTTATCTATCTTTAGATGTAGCATCATCAGATCAAACCTTAACAATCGCTAATGGCGCCTCGTCTAATGGACGAAACATGATCATCAAGTTTACCGGCACTCTAGCTGGTAACAGAAGTGTTACTGTCCCCGACTCTATAGAAAAAATGTACTTGATAGAGGACGGCACATCAAGAAGCACAAGTGATTATACATTAACTTTTAAAACAGCATCAGGGACAGGTGTAACAATGCCTGTAGGTTCAAAGATGGTTGTCTACTCTGACGGGACAAACATAGTTCAATTGGCAGTAGAGAAAGGCTATCACTCGATAGCTAGAAACTATACAGCAGTTAACAACGATCAATTAATTATAGACACAAGCGCAGCAGCAAGACAGGTAACACTCCCTGCTTCTCCTAGTGTGGGTAACGAAGTTACCTTTATAGATGCAAAAGGGTCCTTTGGTTCTAATAATCTAACGATTGCAAGAAACGGTTCAAACATACTAGGCTCTGCGTCTAATTTAGTTGTATCAACAAACGGAGAAGCTTTTACCTTAGTATTCTTGAACGCGACTCGTGGTTGGGCTTACAAAGATAAAGTTTAAGGAGGATAGATGCCTCTTATCACTCTAGACTTTCTACCAGGCATAGATAAACAAGACACCACTAAAGGTGCTGAACGTCGTTTTATTGATTCCAACAATGTAAGATTTAGATATGGTCTGCCTGAAAAGGTTGGAGGTTGGTCTTCTCTTTTACCAGATAAGATAGTCGGTGTTGTCAGAGCACAACACCCCTTTACAGATTTAGATGGCAATAGGTACGTGGCCCTCGGAACGGATAAGTTCTTATTATTATACTTCGAAGGTCAACTGTTTGACATTACACCAATAAAAAGCTCTTTGACATCGTCCACGATGGCAACCACAAACACATCAGCTAGTGTCACTATAACAACTACAAGTGCACATGGAGCAAAAGCTGGTGACATAGTGCAACTAGATAGTGTCACTCTACCTAGTGGCACAGGTCTTAGTGCATCTAACTTTGAAGATGTTAAGTTTCAAATAATAACAGCTCCTAGTACAACAACTTTTACAATCACATCAACTGCAGCTGCTTCGGCCTCAGTATCAACAGGAGGCTCTATGACTTGTAA